AGAGTTAGAGTACAGAACCTTTGAAGCAATGATCAAAGTACAGTACGGTGAAGAAGGAACAACCGGGTATGATGATGCTATTAGAGCATTACCTGGAGTTACTACAGTAACAGTAGCTTCCGAAGGAGGAGAAGGAGCTATTGCTACATATAAAGTTAAGATTATTAGTCAAAAAGAAGCTATAGAAGCATTTGCATCCTTTAAAGAGACTGCTAAAGCTAAGTATAGTAATATTATCTCAATAGAGGTAGGTGAACAAACAATAGAAGAAAAGTAATGATATTCGGATCAGGTAGAGACTTTAACTTACTAGTCAATATTAACAGAGAACTATTACATGACGTAATAGCACAAGAAGTATTGTACCACAAACTAAGCATTGAAGACTCAGAAACAAACCTTTACGGAGAATCAATGGCGAAGTCCTTCTGGAATGCAGTTAAATTAAACTGTCTTATTACTAGAGGAGACCAAGTAATAGATATCCAAGAGTTTGGACCAGATTTAGGCAGAGAAGCACAGTTTGCTTTTTTAAGACCTGATTTAGAAGATATAAATGTATTGCCTGAAGTAGGAGACATAGTACAATGGCAAGAAGACTTCTATGAAGTAGACACAGTACGAGAAAATACGTTATTTTTAGGAAGAGACAGTAAGTATAACCTTTCATCCTCTACATCTGGTTTCGGCAGCTCACTAAGTATAATTGTAGACTGTCATTTAACTAGAGCAGACAAGGTTGGAATATCAACAGTTAGATAATGGCAGGAAATAAACCAGATATTAACCCAAAAGAAACTAATCTACAAGATAGAGCACTTCAAATCAGTAGAAAGGACGATAATGTACAGAACTATAACGTCGGTATTAAGGATATCGATGAAGCTATACATTTTTATTTTAATAGTGTCTTAAGACCTACAGTAGTACAAAATGGTACCACATTAAACGTACCTTTAGTATACGGCTCACCAGAGAGATGGAAAGCTATGCAAGCTGACGGTTATTACAGAGATAAAAACGGTAAAATGCAATCTCCATTAATTGTATTTAGAAGAGATAGCATCGAAAAGAATAGAGAGCTAGGTAATAAGCTAGATGGTAATAATCCTCATAATTTCGGCATATTTAAAAAGAAATTTTCAAAGAAGAACGTATACGATAACTTTAGCGTACTTAATAATAGAAAACCAGAAGAAGAAATCTTTGCAGTAGCAATTCCGGATTATGTTAATATAAAATATTCATGTATCATATATACGGACTACATGGAACAGAATAATAAGATAATAGAAGGAGTTAACTTTGCATCTGATTCGTATTGGGGAGATCCAAGTAAGTTCAGATTCAGAGCAATGATAGATACGTATAATACAGTAACAGAACTAGCACAAGGATCTGATCGTCTAGTAAAAACAGAGTTTGCTATTAATTTACTTGGGCATATAGTAACAGATACAGTAAATGCACTACCCTTTAATACAAAGAAGTACTCAAATAAGACTTCTTTTAAGATTACTGGGGAATCTACTGACAGCCTTTAGTCAATTTTGCTATTTATAATCAATCGGTTACATATAAGTAAGAATTAGAACATAATTAATAGTATGTCAAGAATATTTAGTGAATTATCAGGTTCGTTAACCTTTAGATCTGGAAGTACCGTACAGGCTGCACTTATTCCAAGTGCAAACGCCTTAGGTCTTACTGGATCATTGAATATAACAGGATCTTCACTTACTTTTAACGGAACAGATGTAATTCAACGTATTGCCACTCTAGAAGCCGGCTCAGTTGGAGTATCCTTAGTGGAGTTAAATCAAGCTTCCGCTTCTTTACAAGCATATACTGCCTCTAACGATATCTCATCAGCATCTTTTGATAATAGAATAGATACTTTAGAGTCAACTACAACAGAACATACTTCTGATATAACAACATTACAAGCAGCTACTAGTTCTTACATTACAGGTACAGGAACTTTAACATCTGCAGGGTTTTTATCATCTAGTAACTCAGCAGTTATATCATCTTCTACCCAGATAGCTGATTTAGGTTATATAACTAACGCAAGTGTAACAGTACCGGCAGGAACCGTATCTTCTTCCCAGCAAATACTAGATTTAGAGTTTTTACAGTCAGATAGTTCTAACATAGTATCATCTTCTACTCAAATAACTGATTTAGGGTTCATTACCTCTATACCAGCTAATGTAATATCAGCATCTGGGCAAATAAGTGACCTAGGGTTTATTACGGCCGCAGGAGTAACCCATCCAGCAGGTATAGTATCCTCATCAGGGCAGATCTCTGCATTAGGATTCATTACTTCAAGTGTATCAGGATCACATACAGATATAACAGCATTAAATACCTATACAGCTTCAAATAACATAGCATCTGCTTCATTTGATAGTAGGTTAGATGTAGTAGAGCTTGTATCTAGTTCAGCCCATATACAAAGACTAGCAATAAGTGCTTCTCAAGCACTAGTTACTACATCTTATGATGAAATTACAGGTAAACCAGCCGGTATTATCTCAGCATCAGGTCAAATAGCAGCATTAGGGTTTGTAACTTCAAGTGGAGCAGCCGGATCACATACAAATATAACAGCATTAAACACATATACTGCCTCTAACGACATAGCTTCAGCATCATTTGATAGTAGAATTGATGAAAAAGCAACTAAATTAACAAATACCTTCGTAGGGCAGCAAATAGTATCAGGAAGTATTATACCCGGCGCAATTAATAACGATTTAGGTTCTTCAGTTAAACCTTGGCAACATATATATGTCAGTTCAGGGTCTATTAAGTTTATTAACCCAGATGGAACTGAACAATCTAACTTTAATAACCAATTTGACGGTAATAGGGTAGTTTCTAACACAGAACACCCCTTATTTAACTCATATAACCCAGGAACAACTAATACCCTAGGTGATTTCTTAGAAGCAGTCTTTTATCCAAATACAGCACCTACTATCTCTACAGGTAATCAGGTAATAGCAGAGTACGAACCAATAGGAACAAACTTAGCCACATTAGCTGGTGCAGATGCAGAAGCTCAAGCAATTACATTCACAATTGACAGTTCTTATACAGATGGATATGTAAATATTACAGGTGGGGTACTAAAGCTAGCAGTTTTACCTACAGTAGCAGCATTTAATACAACTAATAGAGGAGATAGTGAATTAGCACACCCCGTAATCGTAAGAGCAACAGATACTATAGGAGCTTTCACATTAAAGACTATATATGTAACAGTAACTGCAAATGCAGCACCACAATTTAGAGAAACAAGCGTTGGAGGTAATGTAATTAGCTCTTTTACTACATCTAGAAATGAAAACGCATCAGCAGGAGAGATAACAAAGATATATTTTACAGATACTGAAACAGATACTATAACAATCACATCAGGATCAGATTCAGGTGATTTATTTAGTATAACTAAGTCACCAACCTACGTAACTATCAACCAGGTAACTGGTTCATTAGATTATGAAACAAATACAGTACATATACTAAGCATTACAGCATCTGATCAACATTTTAGTGATGGAGACGACAGTAATTCATTTGTACAGATTCCTATTACTATTAACGTAACAGATAATACACAACCAACTGTTAATGATCAAACAATTACTGGATTAAGTGAGAATAGCGCAAACAATGCAGCAGCAGGAACAATAACAGCAACAGATCCTGAAGGAGATACCATAGTATTTAAAACAGCTACACTAAGCAGTATAGATTTAGATGGCTCAGATATATCATTAGGAACATATACAGGAACTAGTGTATCAGATCCTACAGAAGATGCTTTTGATATATCATCAACTGGAGTAGTAACAAGAAAATCATCAGTATTCCTTAACTCTGATATAGTTAATAACTATAAGTACCAGGTTACAGTTACTGATGCGTATAATAACGGTACAGATACAGGTATAATAACAGTCCCGATATCTGATGATGGAGCTCCAACTATAAGTGGAGAAACTACTTTATATATAATAGAGTCAGCAACTAATGGATCATCGGTATACGATAACTCAAATGGAT